TTAGAAGAATAAAAATCAACAATATTTTTAATTAATGTTTTTATATTTAATGGAGTACCAGTTTGTTTATCTAGCGTCAAAGATTCTGGAAAATCTGTCAAATATTGTTGTCTAAAATACTTGACAAAAAACTCAGGAGTTTTATCAATATCTTTAAAATCTTCAGAAATTAAAGGAGCATAAAATGGATTATTTGATGAATATAACCATTCATAGTATGCTTTTATAAAAATAACAAAATTAGGATAATCTTCTTTTACGAAATCTGGTATTGTACTTTTAAGAACATATGTAAGTTTATTTTCTACATCTGTTGTATTTGTATAAGTAGTAAATTTTACATCAAAATCCGTATTTGGTATTTTTTTATTTAATCGGTTTAAAAGATAACCAGTTATTAAGTGATTTCCTTCAATTAAATTATTTACCTCAAGTGTACCTAAAAGATTTGAATCTGTATATTCTACACCATCTACAATGAATCTTACACCCGATACATTTGGATCGGAATATGAAGTTAATTTATAGTGTATAGTTAAATTATCCGCAAATAAAACGGTTCCGTTTGCTGGATATTGTATTATTGCTTTTGTACTCATTGATTAGTAATTACCGTTCCTGATCCACCAACAACTCTTTGTGTTTTTACTTCATTCATATTAATAGATAAAGAATTGTTATCTAATGAATCAAATTCAAGTATGCTATTTTGTTTTGTAAAAATATTACTGTTATTAGGTATAACTTTAAAATCTACACTAGTTTTACCTTGTGCAAAACTAAAAACTTTAAATGCTGGAATTGATAATTTTCCTGTATTATAATCTATAGTTCCATATTTTGCATTTACTGTGCTTATTACACCATTTATTTTTTTCTTGAGAATTAATTTTCCATTTCCATCATCTTCTATGAAATGACTGCCAGAATTTGCAGAAATATAAAAAGTACTACTGGTTACTATACTTGGATAACCATTGTATGGATGGTATAATTTATTTTGAAAATCTATTGTTGTTTTTTCGGAAACATTTAATGTTGGAATAACTTTCTTCATTAAAGTTATTTTTGCATCTGCTGCTTTAATGGCATTACTTGACTGTTTAATTGTAGTTTCTATGTCTTGTGCAAAAATAGAATCTCCAAATTCTATCAAATTATTTCTAAAATAAACAATTAAAGAATCTTTGATTTTTTTTCTAATACTTGTGGATGAATCATTTGTAAGATCTTTTTCATAATACACATCGGCATCTAGTATAATGTAAAGAACTTCTGGATCAACTACAGTTATGTCTATACCAACTATATTTTTTTCTTTTAAAATATTTTTAACTAAATTTTCTTTTTCTTCTGAAGATATAATGGTTGAACCAATAGGTCTTACAGATGCAAATACTTTACCATAGTATGGTGGATCATTTTCTTCTCCACCCCAACAACGAACCGCAGCATTATTATTAAATGCTGCTAGTATTGCACCTTCGTAGTCCTTTACGGTTACTGCTCTTTCTCTGCTCGTATAATTACGAACAGCATTTCTTTTAATAGAACTTGAAGATTCTCTATCGTAACCACTGTTCGAAGGTTCAATAGTTAAAACTGTATAGTTTTCTTCTCCATCATAATTAAAAGATCTTTTAGTTGTTGTATCAGATTTACCTATACCATTTGCATCTGAACCAGCAGTAGAAATATATTCTATAATTACAACATTTCCTACTGATAATTTTTTACCAATAACACCATCTCCAAATTTTAATACAAGTTGTCCAAAGTTGTTTTCTTCAATAAAGAATACTTTTGAATTTTCATTTAATGAAACCAAATCATTTGATAGTTGCCAAGGAATATTAATTCCAGTAATATCAGTTACCGAGTTTAAAACAACCACGCGGATGCTATCTTTATCTGCATTTATATCTGTTATTAAAAAAGATTGGTCATAGGACTCAACATTGTAACTAATTGTATTTAAGATACCTTGTTTTAATTCTAATGGACCACAAGCATATGATAAAATTTCTCCACTTTCACTAGAATCTGGATCAGTAGTTGTATTGAAAGTATATGGATAAAATGAGTATGCTTCTGTATTAGTAAACGAATATGTATTATTATTTACCGAACCAGAAAAAGATGATCCTCTGGGTAACACTTTTGAAGCAGGAATATCTTCAGCACTGACGGTAACTAAAACTTTTGCTTTTGCAGAACGCTTTGTATTTGGAGTATAACCTAATAATTTTGCTAATGATACAACAGAAGATCTTTTACTTGCGCGGTCGATAAACATTTCGTTTGCGACCATTGTATTATAGAATCCTTGTTGAGCAGTATTATAGGATAAAATATCCAATAAAACTGTTAAATTAGATCCCTCAAGGTTATAATCAGAAAATTCTGATTGTGACTTTAAGTAATTGATAAAATTATATTTAATATCAATAAAACTTAGTCCAGCGTCATTTAAGAAATTATTAGATTCAGCCATTGTACTTACCTAAAAAGAGTTCTAGTGTGTCTTTTGTTTGAGTTTCTATTGGGGTGTAATAAATTGATATTTCTACAGAATTAGAATCTATACCACCTTTGACTACAACATCATTTAGATAGACTCTTGGTTCGTATGCTTCTATTAAAATTTTAACTCTATTCTTAAGATAATTTTCAAAACCTTTACCTTTGTTTTCAAAAAGTAAATTTCTTAAACCTACATCAAATTCAGTAGAGTATGGTTTTTCAAATGCATTATATAAAACAAGATTTTTTAAAGATTGTTTAATAGCATCTATTCCCACTTTTTTGGAAACATCTCCTGTTAGTGGATTGATATCAAAATTTAAATCTAAATCTTTGTAAATTTGTTCTTTTGCCATACTTTTATGTATATCATTAATTTATAAAAACATTAGGAGAACCATTAAATGCGGTATCTCCACAGGTAATAGGATCTCCTGATCTGTGTATCGGACGATTGTTTACAAACACATTTGATGTGCTTGTTGCATTACCAGAGTGACACGATGAACCGCAGCAGTGTGTTGGATAAAAATCACCAACTCTGGTTGCTGGTATTTTATTAATAAAAACATTATTGCTGCCAGTTACACAAGGTCTGGGTGTATAACAATGACCTGTAGATTTATCTACGCCTTTTCTTATTGCTCTTCTCATGGTGTGACTCCCTGTAACGCAGTATTACCCAAATCTGGCGGTTGTCCAGACAATATACCATCGCCGCAACCAATGTCTTTGAACCCGTCAAATAGATTTGAAAGTAAACCGTTTATAGCAGATGCAATACCACCAATAAATTTACCAGCTGCATCTATTATTTTTCCAATAATATCATTAATAGCACCTAAAATTCCGCCAATAAATTCACCAATTTTACCAATAACATCACCGATTATTTTTGTTATTTGACCCATCAATTCTGCTATTTTTCCAAATACACCATTAATAGTTTCTAAAATTGGTTTAACAACTGCGTTTAATAATTTGTTTATTAAATCTCCAATAGCACAACCAACTTCAACAATAGCATCAATAACATCACCTAATACCGAACCAATACCTGTAAACACAGATCCCAATCCACCCAGAGAACTAGCACCAGATGATATGGTGGAAGTAGATGCTGCTAATGCACCTCCAGCAACACCACCGATACCAGCTGCCGATCCTGCTGCTCCTGATGCTAATCCACTGGTTGCAGCAGTAGCAGAACCCACAGCACCTGTTGCTGTTGCTGCTGCCGAGGAAGCAATACTTGCTGCTCCATTAGCAACATTACTCACACCTTGAGCTGCATTTTGAGCAATTGTTAGAGAACCGCTTACATTTTGTTGAACTGCATTACCTAAATTGTCAATTGGTCCACTTAAAGTTTGATTTAAACTACTTACATTAGATGATAACTGATCAATCTGCTGTGCAACTCCAAAATTTAATTGAGAAATTTCATTTAATGCTTGAAGTTGACCATTTAAATCTACTGTAGCATTTTGTAATTGCGCGAGTGGACTTCTTGGATGGGTTGCTTGTGTTGTTCTCCAAGAACCACTTGGACCTGGAACATATATTGGTCTTTTACTGGACGGAGAAGCTGCATTTGCAGATGAAGCAGGAGATGCTTGCGGACCGTTAAGGTGTATAATTCCAGCAGATCCTAGTATTGAAGAACCACCGTTTAAATGCATACTAGAAGAAGAAATAGACGCTTTTGCTCCTGCTAAAATATCTAAACTTCCACCTGTTGTTTCTTTAGTCGCTCCTCCAGTTAGAATACTAACAGAACCACCAGTAGTAACAGATCTAGAACCACCAATAGTTTGATTTTGAGCAGCACCAACATTTAATGTGTCTGTTGTTCCTATAACTTCGTCATTACTTCCAACTATTTCAATAATTCTATTTAAAAGAATTTTAGTTTCGTGTGTTTTGTGAAATAAGTCATAGACTCCACCCATAACCTCAAGTCTATGATCTCCTTTTACTTGTGTTTCTTTGTATCCAGTTGTTACTTGTAAATTATCAAATGCACCGTCTATTCGTACATCTCTAGATCCACCTATTTCATTTACGCTGTCTTGTCCTACCACAACATGCATATGACCAGTGCATTCTAGATTATAATCACCGTTAATAAAATGATTAAAATTACCTTTGTCTTGACGAAAATTTACATCACCTTTCATCATTTCAACATTGATATCACCATCATTCATTCGAACATTACAATTACCTTTTTCCATAAAAAGGTTTACATTTGCATTTTGACCAACATGAACATCAAAATTTACAGAAGAAGTTTCACTGTTTTGTAAATTATCTCGGTTAACAAAGATTTTTAAACCTTTATCTACGGTTAAATTTGAAAACCCATCAACATGGACATTACTATCGCGTAGTATTGAAACATAATGATCTCGTACAATCTTATCTACTTTATCTCCGTTTGGGTGTATTTCTTCAAAAGTCCCACTACGGTGAAATATGTTTATTCTTTCTGAACCAGGCGTGTCATCAAATTCAACAATATGTCCAGATTCGGTTTCTGTTACTTTGTTGAAAGGATAAACTGTGCTTTTTGATTCATTATTTCTGGGTGGAATAGCTTCACCCTTTACGGTAGCATAAGGTGTTTCTGGTTCAAACCACTGACCTGTATTTGCTTGTGATCCTGCCATTATATCTCCATAACTTTAGATGAATCTATACGAATCGCATTATTATTTGTTGGTTTATCTACAAATTGTTTACTGCGATATTTTCTAGATGGGAAGGAAGAAGAATCTTGTGTATTATCACCCACACCTAAAGATTTTATTGTTCCTTTATTTACTCCGCTTTGGTTTGTTACACCACATTTGAAATTTGGAGTATTGCAGTCTGCTACATCTATTCCAATATCTCTTAATCCTTGAGATCCTAAATTTTTTCTTTTATATGAAACAATAGTTTTATCTAATCTTTCAGGATCACCGATTGCAAGTATATTTAGATCTGGTGTTCCTCGTTTTCGCTTTGATGATTCTGGTGCATAATTTTGTCTTGGATATTTTTTAGAAGTATCTTTATTTTGTAATTGAGCGCCGTGCGAATCTCCATCTTTAGTTTTTCCATCTGGATATTCTTGTTTATCATAATCATCTACTGGAAAAATTTTAAGTTCATCGTCTTCTCTTACATCACGGAAACCATCTCCATAATTTTCTTCTTTTTCTATGGTTTCATTCATACCATAAATGCTTCCGATTATTACGGGAATCTGTGCATGAGAACCATCTATAAAAAATCCAACAACCCAAGAACCTTCAACTAATCCTACGGGACTTACTCCTTTTCCACTCATAGAAGCAGAATTTGTAGGTTGAATTGTGGTTGCCCACGGTAATTTTTCTGTTGGAAAATCTTTACGATTATCTGGATGGAATCCCAAAACACGAACTCGACATCTACCGAGCTCTAATGGATCCATGCGATCTTCTATTACTCCAAACCAAAATATAAATGGATCTTTTCCTGTATACATTAATTTTCCTCTGATCCGACACTTACGGTTCCCACATCCGAATCTTTTCTTAAAGAAAATACTGTCTTTAAGTTGAATCCGTGCGTATTATTGGATCTACTATTTTCCATTATAGATGTTTTTCTTGTAATTAAAAACTTACCAGTTACATATGGATTTCTAAACCAAGTTTCTGCTTCTTTACCCGAATAGTCAATTTGAGGTCTACCAAAATAAACAGTTTGGCCTATTTTTAATATTGGATTGCCTGGTAATTCTATTTCTAATCCCATTTGATTAATTTGTTGCATCTGAGATCTTCTTTTTAGCATATATTCGCGGGCAGAATTATTTGCATTATTTGAAAAAACAGAAACTTCATTTTCATCTTGCAACCATTGAGAGCTGGTATAATAGAGTGGAACCATATCTGGATTTATATAAGATAAACTAATAAAGTCAGCAGACTTTGATAATATTGGTCTATCAACTAAATGTCTACCTTTTTTAAATTCTTCGGAATAATTATATGTGTGTTTTTTATATTTTCTTTTAGTAATATCAAATTCTAATAAAGAAGATGAAAACATACCCTGCACAAGATTTTTAATTGGAGAGTATGGTTTTATGTCATAACGAAGTGCGTGGTGTTTTGTTGGACCTTTATCAATCGTACCATTACTGCTGTAGTTAACACCAAATGGAGTTTCTACTACAATTCCATCCAAATCAAATGTACCTATAACTGGTTTGGTTTTCATTAGTTTACCTAAACTAACATAATGATATTTGTGATCTAAGTCTCCGTAAAAAACATAATTAGCATCATTTTCGTTTTCTTTAGAGATACTTTTACCCGCACACATATTAATACACTCAATTGGAGTCAACCGAGGAAAAAATATACCTTGTTTCTTATTTGTTTCTTCTAAAGTTTCTAATTTTGCTTGTAAGTTTTTTTCTACTAATTGTTTTACTATTTCTGATAATTTTCCTTCATAATAACGACTAATACGAATTAATTCATTTGTAAAAAATACTTGAGAGGAAAAATATAACTTATAGTTCATTTTTTGTTTTAACACCAAATGATCATCTGGTGCAAGTGGTTCTACTTTATAGATGTAAAATCCCGCAAGTTCTTGAAAGTATTGACCAATTTTAGCAGTAAATGCTAATCTTATTTCTTCTCCTTTTCCTATAATTCCATCTTGGCCTAATTTAGCAATTATGCTATTTGATGGCATATCTTGCAATAAAATATATCCCATAGGATATGGAGAAAACAAATCTTCGGTTATTTCAACACGAATAACTGCCTCGGAAATATCCATTGCGACAGTATCATTTGAAATGTATATTGAACCAATCCAATCAAGTGTATTCATTTTAGAATATTCTCAGCATCATGTTGTGCATTTTTATTAAGATTGCGAAGAAGCAAAGCTTCAGTACCTCTTAGATATTGAGGTTTTAGTACATATATTGAACGCTTAGAATCATTTACTTTTTCTTCGTATTGCTTATTTGTTATTGCGTAAATATCATTTATTCCACTGATATATGCTTGTAGATATCCTGCATATGGATCCAGTTGAACACCAGAACTAGTTTCAAAATGATGAACCGCATCTTCTGCTAAATCTACAATTCTTCCTATTTCTCCAGAAGAACTTATACTTGTTATTGTATCGTTTTCTTCAAATACTCCAGATGTATTTTTAATTGTTAATTTGCAATAGGTTCTGTCCCATGAATCTACGATAGCAGTAGCACCATTTCTAAAACACCGTTGGCTTCTTTCTTGGCCATCCAGACGAATACGGAAAATACCAATGTGCGCGACGGATACAATATCAACAACAATATTTTATTCAGAAGAAAGTTTACAAAGATCGGCAGGACCCTTACGGTCGGGTTGAATAATACGATAGGCGGCAGCGAAGCAGACGGCAAGACCATCGCTAATAATCTTTTCTTCCGGCCCAATGGTTCTATCGGGTTGAACTTTTCACAAAACCAGCAGTACAACCAGCAAACTAAAACCCGCAACAATGTGGTGAGCACTTCTTACACCGAACCACTGGGACTGAACAAGTTGCTGGAGTTTAATTATGCCTATACCAATAATTTTAGTCGCAGCGAAAAGGAGACCTTCAATTATAACAGCAGTAACGACAAGTACGATAACCCCAATTTGCTTCAGACCAACGAGTTTAAAAATATTTTCTTGGCACATCGGGTAGGCGTCAATTACCG